AAACCGATTCATGACCTTAAGGTAGGTCTGTGCGATCGATACCTGCGGGACTTGCTGCCAATATCCGGAAGGGGTCCGGACGATAGTGCCGTGCTGCGTGATAAATTCCTCAGCCTCTTTCCATCTGGCGTAGGCCTGGCAGTAGCCTGCGAAGGCAGCCATATCGACTTCCGTGAGAATTCCGAGTTGTTCCATCTGCTTGGCGAGTCTCCGCCATTCCTTCTTGGCTTCTGGTTCCAGCCACTTCGGGCAGCTCGGAGCTTTCTTTAGCGGCTGTGGCTCTGCTGTATTTAATGGCCGCTTGCCAGGGTTACCTTCGAGGACCTTCAGCGCAGTGGGTGTCGGTTTTCTTCCTCTCGTAGCCATACGGCTTCCTCCTTTCTAAAATGCTGTATAAGAAAAGTGACCGGCATCTCTGCTGGTCACCAGGTTTCTGTGTTCTAAAATTCTCAGGCGTTCATGGTCCAGGCGAAGGCGTGTCCGTCATCTTCGAAGAAGTCTTCGCTGATGGCTGCTAGCTTAATGCTTCCTTCGCAGGTGTGGTCGCTTCCCGTGAACTCGTAGGCTGCTCCGTAGTAGCTTGCCTTGTTCCTGCCCATGTAGTAGTAGCCGACCGCCAGGATCTTGTTCCCGAAGGTTAAAACTTTGAAGCCCTGGCACTCCAGGTTCTCACTTGTGCTCTCGGTCGGTACTCTAAGTTCCTTTGCTCTGTTCTCGATGTCCTTTGTCATGTTCTTATCCTCCTTGGTAGGTGCTGTTCTTTTGTTATGGTATTAATCACTCTACCCGGAAGATATATCCAGTTAATTCGAAGCGTAAACTACACAAAGATGATTGCAGGATCTTGTGTATCTTAGACCACTGAAAAAGGAGCCTTTCGGCTCCAAATTCTTAAAGGGCAATGCGCTCGCCGGTGATGATGTCGACCACCGTGGTTCCGGCTCCGAAGGCTGCCCGCATCTCGGCTTTTTCTTCCTCGGTCGGGCCTTCGTAGTTCTTCCGGTAGCCTTCCAGGAAGGCGGCTGTTTCGGCCTCTCTGGCGGCCCGTGTGGCCTCCGCGCTTGCCTTGTCGGTAAGGTGCTGGACCTTCTCGAGCATGTCGTCCGTGAGGACTCGGCCGATGCAGTTCCTTGCGACCCCGTTCTCGTCGATCGTGATCTTGCCGGCTGCAAGGTCTGCCTTGACCCTCGCGAGCTCCTTCTCTGCGTCCTTCTTCCAGAATGCTCCAAGCTCTCCGCTAAGTTCCTGTTCAAATCTTGTCATTGTCTTGTCCTCCTTGGTAGGTGCTGTTCTTTTTGCTATGGTATTAATCACTCTACCCGGAAGATATATCCAGTTAATTCGGAGCATAATCTACACAAAGATGTCGCTGGGATCTTGTGTATTTTATGGCTGTCACTCCGTCTTACTGTGGATAATTGAGAGGATTTTTTCCTGCTCGTCTTTATCCACACCGATTGACTCGAGTGCCTGTCTTGTTCCGCAGTCAGGGCAGATCAGCGTCTTGCTGTCGGTCCGGGATAGTGCCGGGACCGTACCATAGGTCTTACCGCAGATCGGGCAGACGCGAAGGTGTGTGATGTTGTTCTCTTTCATAGTGCCTCCCATCTAGATCCTTTTAAGGAGCGCTTCACGGCCTCCTGGAGGAGCGTCTTATCAAAACCAAAGTCGTCATAACCCTCCATGCAGGTCGAAACGTACTGCCTGGAAGGAATGCCAAGTTTCCGGTCCTCGTGCATGATGTAGATGAATGCCGGGACCAGCTTTCCTTTGTGCTTGCCAGCATTGATCCGGATCGGTACCTCCGTCTTGTAGTAGAAGGCCGGATAACCTTCGTAGCGATCCAGCCGTTCTTCATCAGCAGGCGTAACCGAGAAGATCCCGACCGGGACCCTGGCGCCATCTCGTTTCTCTATGGTGAGATAGGAACCGGTCTTGCTGCCTTTGAAGAGGAGCTCGTAGCCTTCGATGATTCCGGTTCCGACGCGCCGCGCGCCAGGACACCGGATCGCCATCTGACTGAGGTTTAAGTTGCTGCCGTAAGCCAAGTAATATCTTTTCATGGTGATCTCCTTTCCAGAAGGGATTACCCTTCTACCACCGAAAGGCCGCACCGTGGCGGTCGTCGGTAGAAGAAGGCTAATTCCTTCTCTCATCCCTTCAAGCGGCTGCTCGGCCGTTTCTGAAGGCCGTGTCGCCGGAAAGGTCGCGTGTCAGGAAATCCCTGGCTGTGGCGAATTCCTCGCCGATGAATCCGAGGCGAAGGAGCCAGGTCCTCATCGCGTACTTGTCGTTTTCGCTCTGCTGCGGTCTTGCGCTTGCGGTTCTTACTTCCTTGGCGAGGGCGCTCATCCCGAGGCAAAGCTGGATGTAGGTCTTGATCCTGCCGGCGTGCATCGTGCCGTTGAAGAGTCGGAACTCAACCGTGCCCTTCGTGAAGGTGGCGTGGAGGTTCAGCATGTGGTAGCGGCTTGAGTTGTAATGCTGGTTCCTGCCGTAGGAAGCTCCCTGGGTGGTGTACCAAATGTCTGCAAGGCCTGCCATGGTCTGGGGCTTTTTCTTGTTGAGGGCTGCAAGGAAATCCGGGTCAACCGTGCGGCAGTAGCGGCTTGTTCTTTCCGGGTCAATCCCGAGGGCTCTGATGAGGAGCTGCTCGTGGCTTGCCATGATGTTGGCGAGGTTCCGGAGGGTCTGTGGTGTGTGTCCCTTCGCACCGACGTGGCAGTGGATTCCGCAGCCGTGCTCTGCTGAGCTCTTTGCTCCCGCGTGCCGAAGCTCTCTAATGAGGCCCTGCAGGAGCTCGATGTCGTCGTAAGCGAGGATCGGGCTTGCCATTTCGCATTTCTCTGCGTCCGGTCCGCTGATCGAAACGTCCCTCTGGAACTTCCATTCGCGGCCCTGTGCATCCCAAGCGCTCCAGGTGTAGTAGCCGTTGATGTCGGCGGTGTTCTTGAAGCGTCCGGTTCCGAAGTAGGTGGCGGCAACCTTGGCTGCCTTGTCTCGGCGGATGTTGTTCATCTCGACCTCGATGCCTATGGTCTGGTTCTTGATCCCTGCGATCTGCTTCTCTGTGTTTTTCATGGTGTTTGGCTCCTTTCGGTAGGTGGTTGTTTTCTTTTGTTATGGTATTAATCACTCTACCGGGAAGATATATCCAGTTAATTCGACATCATAAATCCACCAAATATGTGCTTCAGATTTTGTGTATCTTAGACGACCTTTCGCACCTGATCGACACCAAAGATTACGTTGAGCCCGCTGCCGTTATCCCAGGAAACGAGAATGCTTCCGGTGTCGTCAACACCCTGGACCGTACCCAGTGCCCCGATCGGAGGAGCTTGTACATCGTCCATTTGAAGGAGCTCTACGCGGCAGCCGATAGGATATTCCTTCCGAAGGTGCTCAACCAGTTCTTTACTCGGTAGCTTCATCTTCGTGACCTCCTTCTGGTGCTTCGTCGGCTGCAGCTTTCGCGGCAGCGCGCTTTGCCTTCGCCTTTTCCTTGGCAGCTTCGATCTGGTCGCTCGTTCGGAAAGCGATGTGTCCAGAGAGGTTCTGGAGGAGGACCTTTCTAGTTACTCGGTAATTGTCACCCTTCATGCCAAGGCGGAGAAGCCAGATCCTGGTGATGTACTTTTCGTTGACCTCATCGACTTTCTTTGCCATGATCCGCTTCTGGTCCTTGGCAGCCTTCGTCATGAGGCTTGCCAGGTCCGTAAAGGCCTTTACCGTATCCGCATCTGTTGCCTTCGGGAATCCGGTAAAGGTGATCTTGTCGTCAGAGAATTCAATGCCAGCGATCTCATCCGCGTGGGCTGTGATGCAGGCGAGCGCCTTCTCAAGCGACTCGGTGTTTTCATCCTGCGCGAGTTCCTCTGCGAGGCTTTCCGGAACCTGGAAGTTTGATCCGGTTGCCTTGTTGATAAGGCTTGCTCTCGAGTAGAGCTCGTTCATGAGGTTTCGGATTGAGATCCCGGTGTGGCCTGTTAGCGGCAGGGAGATGTTCATCTGGATCGGGAAAGCCTCCTCTGTAGCGGGTTCTTCTGTAGCAGCTTCCGGTGCCTCGATCAGGTCCTCGGCTGCCAGCGTGTTCAAGATTTCCATGTCTGCTTTTTCATCCTCCACTGTGATGGTGCCGTCCTTTGCAACCTCGTAGTCGCCGACCGTGTAAGTGCAGCCCGGAACTCCGTTGTAGTGGGGCTTTACTCCAGTGAGCTCTCCAAGCCTTGTGACCATTGCCTTTCTGTCTGTCGTTTTCATTTCGATGTTCATGTTGTTCTCCTTTCGCATGTGCGGTTTACCTTTTCGGTATCGTATTCATCACTCTACGGACGGAGATTATCCAGTCATTTCTCGGTGAAATGAAAAGATTGACGATAAGCACAAATGGCTCTCGGAGAACTTGTGCAGTTTACGATGATCTCTTTTTTGCTGCTTTGCGACGGTTATATTCCTCTATATAGCGTATCTGATCCTCGTCATCCTTCTCGCGGTCCTCCTGGTATTTCCCAGCATTCACAATCGCGAGCGCAGCGAATAATAGCACGCTGCAGATGGCCGAGGTTAAAAGGATGAATCCAAGAACAATCAATACGCGCATCATGACGCGAGCTCCTCAGCGGCTTCCTCGAAGGTGAGCTTCTGACCATCGCGGAGTACGTAGACGCCTTTGGCGCTGCCGCATTCATGCTCGATGAAGCGCTTCACGATGACATCCACGTATTTCGGGTCAAGCTCCATGCCGCGGCAGACGCGATCTGTCTCCTGACAAGCGATGAGAGTAGATCCGGACCCGAGGAAGGGATCGAGCACGATGCCGTTTGTCGCGGAGGAGTTACGAATCGGATAGCTCATGAGGACGACCGGCTTCATGGTCGGATGGTCCTTAGAAGAGCGTGGCTTATCATATTCCCAGACCGTGGTCTGCTTGCGATCGCTGTACCACTTGTGAGAGCCTTTCTGCTTCCAGCCAAAGAGGCAAGGCTCGTGAATCCACTGGTACGGAGATCGTCCCAGGACCAAAGAGTTCTTCTTCCAGATACAGCAGCCAGAGAGATAGAAGCCGG